CGTCCCTGTGCCGCCCGTGGGCCCGGTCGCGCCCGTCGCGCCCTGTATGCCCTGGATACCCTGCGTCCCCGTGCCACCCGTCGCACCAGTCGGCCCCGCCACCCCCTGGATACCCTGCGTCCCCGTGCCACCCGTCGCACCAGTCGGTCCCGCCATCCCCTGGATGCCCTGCGTCCCCGTGCCACCCGTGGGACCAGTCGGTCCCGCCATCCCCTGGATGCCCTGCGTCCCCGTGCCACCCGTGGGACCGGTCGCGCCAGTCGGCCCTTGCGACCCCATTCCCCCGCTGCCTCCGTTGCTTCCGGGCGACCACGCCGCGCCGTCCCAGATCCAGGCCTGTCCTGGACTGAGACCGTTCGGACTGACCTGCTGCTGGGAGACGAGGTATTGAGGTGCCGCCGATCCGCCCCAAAGCTGTTTGACCAGCAGCACCGCCGACGTCGCCGGAACGATCCAAGTTTCGGAATAGGAATCGATGGACTTGCCCGTGGAAGACGTGAGAAGGTAAGTCGCGGAATACTTGGTTGCCACGCCACCCACCAGGCAGAAATCGACCGCCCCGCCCGGTCCGATCGATATGGTGGAACTGGTCGAGAAGACCGAACCGGCGGGAGAGCTGGGCCCTTTAAGGGCGATCTTTCCGTAGAGCGGAGTAACTCCATCGTTGCCGAGCAAGGCGTCCACGATGTGGGTCGCGCCCGTGGGGCAGGCCGCCCCCAGGGGCAGCGCAACTAGGAGAAATAGAAGACATTGGGTTTTCATCGGAAGTTCCTTCTTAAAAGACCGCGGCTGAAGATTGGTTGACCACCAACCACCAATTCCATCCGTAGAGGTTCAGGTGATCCCAGGCCCATCCCTTGGACAACGGGAGCCCCAGGTTCAACGCTTGCAAGTATTCCGCCTGCCAGGGGCACGACGGGTAGAACCATGAGACCAGGTAGCGAGAATGGGCCAGGTCCCATCCCAAAGTCAGGAATGGATATCCGGCGCACACCAGCGCCTTGTCCAGGTTGAAGAGCATGCCCCCGTAGCTCAGGCCCTCGACAAGGAATGTATCGAATCCCGAACCCGAGCGCGCGGCCCATTGCCACGGCAGGTTGATGTAGCGGCAAAGCTGCGCGGTTGCGGGGTCGTTCACATCCAGCGGCCACAGCAGTTCGAACAGCGCCGTGGGGTAGACCGCTAGGATAGCCGCCTGCACTGCGGCCACATAGTTGTACAGGCGCGTCCGCAGGAAATTGGCGTCCGCGTAAGCGTTCGGGTTCGGATCGTCGTTCGGCGTTAGAAACGTGTGGAGCGGGCGCCCGAGCGCCGTTGCCGCGGCCGTGGCCGTGTCCGCGTCGTAGAACGCCATCGACGCTGGGGAACCGCCCGCCTGAAACCACCATCCAACCTCGCCGAACTGCAAACGGATTGGCAGGCCGGCCGCGCTCATCAACCCGGCCATGACGTTGTACGCCTTGGCGATGTACGCCTGCATCGGCGCACTGAATGCGATCTGGGATGAGCTGAGGTCGCTGTAGCCTGTCGCCGTGACGACTGGGGTTCCGTCATGGTAGCGCTGGAGCCAGACGGCGGTTGGCGCGTTGTCCGGTGGATTCACCAACTCCTGGGAAAACGAGACCACGCATCCGATGCCGGCGGCGTGGAGCAGCGCGAAGTAATCGGCGTGCCAGTCGCGTGCGGCCCGGTTGACCACCACGCTCGCGGTATCGTCCGTTTGGAACAACCAGGTGGCTGATCCCGTGACGCTGGTTACCGTGCATCCCAGGCCCGGCGCGCCGGAAACGTCCATCGTCACGGTCAGGTCGTACTCGGGTCCATGGGAGCGTTCGGTTATCGTGAGCACGCCTCCAGCGGCCGATGCCCAGAATGCCGTGGTGCCGGCGTTGATCTTCATCTCCAGGCACTTCGCGACCGTGAATGCGGTGTCGCCGATCAGGCATAGGTGGCTCAAGACCGATGCGCCCATATGCAGGTAGATGTAATGCGCGGAAGACCCCCACGCTGGCGCCCCGCTAAACGAAAGGGTCCATGCGGTGAAGGTGTTGGACGGAGAGAAGTGTTCCATCCACCAGAAGACGCCGCAATAGTGATCGATCTCGCCCACCAGGCCGAGCTTCTGGATGGCCCAGACCAGGCGCTCCGGAGGGAGCTTGTAGGAGTTGTCGGTGTCGTAATCGGTCGCGACGCCGAAAGCTGTGTTGACCGCCGGCGCGTCGGGCACGTCGCCCGGAACGGCGCACTCCAGGAAATCGAAGTAGAAGTACCAGCCCGTGCTCGCCGAGTTCTTACTGCTCAGCGGGGTGATCACGACCGAGTGCTGGCCGGCGCCCACGCCAGAGAACAGCTTGCGCCGCACGCTGGACGGGCTTCCATAGAAGTCGAACGTAACCGGCGCGCCGCCATCCAGGGACGCGCTCACCTGTCCGCAATCGATGTCCAGGTACGTCCCCACGTAGATGTCATGCGTGTACTGGCAATGCGTTTCAATCGTCAGACCGCGCGCCTCGTACGCGCTGCAGGCGGTCCTGATTGCCGTGCCCTGACTCCACCATGTGGAAACGATCTTCCAACTATCCGTGAGGCCGCTGGCGAGCAAGGAGGTCGCCGGATTGTCCCAGAATCCCGTGCGCTTCACCCACGAATCGCTTTCTTCGATCCGTACCGAACCAGGCCCGGCCACCTTGAGGGCTCGCTTGCTGTTGGCATCCGTCACCGTCCAGTTGGCGAACACGGCGTTGAATTCGCATCGGGCGAAGTTCCCCTGCTGGATCGGGGCGGCGAGAACCACGAACATCTCTTGGATCTGGCTCTGAGCGAACTGAGCCGTGTTTGAAAAGTTGAAGCTCAAGTGCCACGTGGCCGGTGAAGCGCCGCCGGTGAAGTATTTTGCGGCCGGCGCCCATGACTCCGTGCTGCCGTACACGGTCCCATATGCCCCGATGCGATTCCCATTCGCTCCCGGCGCCCCGTGCCACGTCAATGTGATCTGCGCGCCGCTGGCGTGTGCGCTTACCTGCCCATTCGCCTGGTCCGCCGTGATGATAGCGGCAAGCGCGGCGGCGGCTACAGCCAGCGTGTCGCCGTAGCCAAGCTGGTAAGAATACTGCGAATCCAGCCATGCCAGTTCGATGTAGTCCAGTGGCGTCGGCGTCCCCATCAGTTCAAACAACGCCGTGGCATCGGCATACGAGCCTACCGCGGTTCCCGCCGCCTTCAGGTCCACCGATTGCGTGGTGCCATCCTTGTAGATCACGCTTAGGTTGTAGCAATCGACCGGGGGGAACCACGTGCTGGCTAAGTCCAGGCAGTTAGTCACCGTCAGGTCGAATGCCAGCGTGACGCCATCGAAATCCCAGTTAGGCAGGTAGCGAATGCGCGGATGTTCGAAGGGGTTGTCCGCCTGCCACAAAACCACGGGGGCGAAGTCGTCGGCAGCTACCCAGACGCCGGATACGGTGAAGCCAGACCCGCTCGCCTGACTGATGGCAGCAGCGCAGCCCCAGCCATCGCCGGCGGTGCGTCCGAATCCCTGGAGGTTAATAGTGCGCGACGGATCGAGCTTGTCGATCGGGCCGGAAGACGTCAGTTGCGTGCCCCACCAACCCAACTCGAATCCCGAGTTTGCCATGGTGGTTGAGCCAAGCGTCTGATAAGCGCTGTAGCTGTCGCCAATCTGGAAGGTCACCGTGTACGCATACGTGTGCGGAGAGGCCCCGGTATTGCCACCGATCGCAGCGAATCCTAACTCGATCACCAGGTAGTCGTCATCGGCCGGCGAACTCGCCGAGCTGTTCGTGGCTACCCCCCAGGCGTTCCCCGTCAGTGTCGTATACGGCAGTGCCCCTGTACCGGCAGCCGGCGGCCCGGCCAGATAGTATCGCAACGACCCGTCCGCCTTGAAGACCTTGGCGATAGCCTGAGCGCGCACCAAAAGCGAAGCGTTACCCGATGTCTTCACCGCTTTCGCCATTGCACACGCACCCAGGGCGAACCCAAGCCAAGGCCCGTAAGATGGCGTCTGAAACTCCATCAGCGGGCCGAAGGCCGGAAACACGTACTGCGCCACCAGGACCTTATTCGTGGCCGGGTACGTCACGCTACCCGTTTTCACGAACTGCGCATCCGCCGATCCCGTTGGCGTGTCCCACGCGCCCCGCAATACCACCGCCGCGCTCGTATCCGTCCAGAACGAATCGAACGTCGGCCCCGTCGCCGAGCCTGTCGAAGGGAAATAGGCGTTCCTGACATTCGATGTGCTCATGAGAGGTTTACCACCCGCCTTGCGTTAGAAGAAAATCGCCCCGGACAGGCCCGAGCCTGGGAACGTGGTTCCGACCGCTGTGATGTCTAGCGCTATTGCCGTGTTGGCCGGAATGGGCTCCGCCGCGACGATCTGCCCGATGGTTGCCGCAACGCTGGTAGTCCCCGCTGGAATCGTCAGAGTCATCCAAAGGACCCCGCCGAGCACCAGGTTGAAAGTGAGATCGGCGCCGGTGGGCGCGATCTTGACCACGAATCTGACAGCCACGGCCACGACAGGATTGCTCGTAAAAACGTGCGGGGCCTGGTCGCTCCCGATCCCCAGCGTTCCATTCACACTGAACTGGATGCCGCCCTTGAAGAAGTTCCCCGCCCCGCCCCACTCGTACACCTCGCGGAACGGCACCGTCTCGATCGGTCCCGTCTGCCCGGCATAGGATGCATACCCTTCTATGCGCACAACCTTGCGCGAGTAATTGTCGATGGGGATGTTGCCGATGAGCGTATCGGAGACCGCCGTTAGATCGGCGGCGAGCACTACCTGGGGAATCGCCTCCACCAGCACGATGATGCTGCTGGAGTTCGGAATCACGTCCCAGCCCGGCGAGATGTTTGTTCTCGATCCGGTGTTTGATACGACCGTCTGCGGCGTCTGGAAGGCGCCATGCCCGCCGATTACAAGAGCCAGGTTGGACCGGTTGCCATTGACCGTGAGTCCTGGATTGTAGTCGTTGAAAAGCAGCGGGTCGGTGAATGAAGTTGCATCGGCGGTCAGGGGATTGGCAACGGACAGGGGCGAGCCGGCGCCAGGACCGCCCGTGCGCAGCGTGAACAGGTCTCCGGGCCCGCATCCGGCCGTAGTTGGATCGGGAGTTACGGTGAAGTCGCCGCTGGTGTTGTTCGCGGTAACCGTGAAATCCTGAATCGGAATGAGCGACCCCAGGATGCCGGCCGCGTTGGCGAGCTTGGAAACGATGCGCCCGACGAATTCGTCGGTGGTGGTAATGGGGGGCGAAACGCCTCCGAACGATATCTTTCCGTGCGTGGCGTCCACCGTAACGACGTTCGCCGCCACCTGGGCGAAATCGCCGGACACCAGCTCCCTCCGGACCTTGAAGATGAGCCCGAACGGAGCGGGCGGCGGGTACCCGTAGACGTTGACGGCCGCAAGCGCGGACCCGTCGCCAGCCACCGCGTAGGATTGCGCCACGCCAAACCCATCGGCGGTGAAGAGCGGGTCTCCAGTCACCGGAATCGCATAGCCGGGCTGCCAGATAGCGGGCGATGCCACCGTGACGGGCCCCGAGGAAGGCGGCGAGGTCCCGGCCAGCGCGCCGAGCACCCAGGCGGAGGGGATGCCGCCCGCGTTCACGGAGCGGATCTCCACCGTGTACTGATCCCCGGCCGTCAGGTTGGCGATGTACGCCTGGGTGACGCTCGGGTCCATTTTTGCCAGCGATAGCCAGAGTCCTTCGGGGCTGGCGACGAGCTGATAGCGGACCTCGATATGTCCGCCGTTCAGGATGTATCCATCCGCCGGCGCGGTCCACGTGGCGATGATATCGCCGCTCACGCTCGCCAGGAGGAAATTGGTCGGGGGCGCTGGCGTCATCGTGCTCGGCGTTATGGCCTGCTGGTAGCCCGCCGGTGAAAGCTCTTCGCCAATCGACCAGGCGTAGACGGAGGTATCGGTTTCCTGCACGTCGATTTCGACGCCGAGCAATGGGACTTCCTGCTGCTTATCGACCTTCAGCCGCGTGGCCGCCATTTCGAGCGCCTTGGCCGTCCAGGCGAAATACGAGAGATCGAGCGCGATCACGTCCAAGGGCGTGAACTGGTAGCCCGCCATGTTCAACGAGAAGGTGCCGGTGCCCTGCTGGCGGCGCCTCATCAATTCGATCTTTGCCAGGCGCTGGGCCGTGGGGCACGAGATCGTAAACGGGAGCTGAATGTCGTACCAGCGCCGGTCGCCACCGTCCGCCGCCTGATTCGCGTCGCTCGCATACCCGTGAATGACGTCCTGGGCGTAGGGAGGGAAGTCGCTCGATTGCCAGTTGTTGACGGGCGAAATATAGGTGCCCTTGACCCCGTTGTAAAGTTCGGTGATCGAGAGCTTCGGCTTCCAACGGAACGCGCCGGTCATCAGGGAGAAGATGGACGTTCCGGTGATCGATTCGGATATCCCGGCGGAGCGCCCAGCGAATACTTCGGCCAGACCCCACGCTGCGGGCCAAATGACGAACTGGCCGCCGTAATCGGTCAACCTGCCGGCGCAGCAGGTGAGCATGTTCTTGAGCACCTCACCCTTTTTGGTGGTCAACACCCATCCGCCGTTGCAGGCATACCGCGGCTCCGTGCCGCCCTCCGCCAACGTCGCCGCCTGGTCGCAGACGTTCGCCGCGGCGATGAGTTGCGCGGTCGGGATTTCCGTCCCGTATGCAGCTTTGAAGCCCCAGGTGGTGTTGCTCAGGTAGTCCGCGATGCATAGAGCTGCGTTCTCCGTGTAGCCCACGGTGGGCGGGCTGGTGCGCGGATCGATGATGTCGTTCTTGCCGCGAATGTGGAACGAAATCTGCGGCAGTCCGTTGGCGAAAATGGCATCGTTGTAATGCAAGCGCAGGAACACAGCCGTCTTGCCCACCAGCGAGCACTCCGCGCTCCATGGGTTAGCCTTGCCGTAGCTCTCGGGCGAGACGACGTTTCCTACCTGTCCATCGGCGAACGTCCCGTTGACCATGCCGTTGAAGGTCTGCCCGAGCGTCTGGGCCCCCAGCAGCACTTCCATGTACACTTTCGCGCCGTAGTCCGCCCACAGGGTCACACAATGGCCCTGAGTGGTTACGTGGGAAGCCGGGCCGCCAGAGAGATAAGTGAAGGTCAAAACACTACCCACCCGGCTCACGATGTTTACCGGGAATCTTCCATTCAATGTCAGGTCTCCGGTGACGTTGTTGATCTCCACCTGGTCGCCGTCTGAAAGCAGCGGGATATCCGAATGGAGGATGACGGTGACGACGTTGCCCGCCCGAGCGATATCGTAGATGCCAATCGTCTGCTGAAGGGGCGTGAAGCTGTAGTAGTTGCCGCCCGCATGGAGCGTGTTCTGCCCGATCTGTATCCGCTGCTGATCGAAGAGCAGCTCATCCACGCTCTGGCACGGGTGGCACGCCAGAACGAACACCATGTCGCGCCACTTATCGTTGTCGCCGAAGGTATTGTCGTAGACCAGCGTGCCGCCGACGCGCGAGCGGCCGTACGCTCCATTCCAGCTCTGGGTGGGATTCTTGGTAGCCGTCGCGAAGCCCGAGAGTGGGCCTTTGGTGAGCATCGTGCCGATGCCGGTGAGCATCAGCCCCGAGCCAGCCGAAATCATGAATGCCGATAGCGGAGCCGCCGCGCCGAAGGTCATGGCGCTGATTGCCACGCCACCTGTCACCATCGCGGCGCCCGCGATTTCCTCGACCAATCCAGACCAGAATGCCATGGGTTACACGTTCGCCGAGCTGCTGGGGGTGTGGCCCCAACTAACCGTTATTTCCTGGAGGCCGTTGACGAAACTGCATCCTAAATCGCCGGGGTGCTCCAGTTGCGTGTCGTCGTGCGTATAGCGCCGCTCGACCGAGCAATTCATCTCGATCAACCGGGTTTCGCAGTTGATCGCGATGCTGGCCGTTTCCCCTCCCACGTCCAGCACCGGCTGATCCATCTTGCCCGCCCACGTGGTGATCGGGTCCGCAATCAAGCTGGGGGGGCTCGAATTGTCGAACAGCCCCAACCAGATCTGCACCGGCAATCCCACCTGGAAATCCTGGAGCGCATTGGCGAGCGACGCTACATCGATGCCGCTCAGGGTGAACGCGATTCCCTTCGCCTCGACCGTCGCGCCTTCCTCCGCCGTGCTGACTTCGAGCAACGACCCCAGCCCGAGCCACGTCTGTCCATTCCATGTGATCGAGCCCAGGCCGGTCCACATGTAGACCGTCTCAATCGTCCCGCCGGAATTGAAGGTTGCCATCAGGAAGAGCGCGGGACGCAGCACGGGCCCCTGTAACGCGGTGAGCATGGCACTGGACATCGGGCGGGGCATGTTTTTAAAAGGGATGAAAGAGAAGGGCTACAACACTTCGCGAATCTCAAACTGCATTCCGTATGCCCGGTTCGAATTGATCGACCATTTCCGTTCGTTCGAAGTCAGGCACCAGTACCGCGAACCAATGCTCAACGGATAAGCTGCCGCGAAGGCCGCGCCGAACTGGAAACAGTTCGCGATGCCATTCAGCGCCACCAGAAACGCAACCCAGGCCTGCGCGTTGGTATCGGTCATCGCGGGCATAGTCACGGAGGCCTTCCGGTAACTGCCAGCCCACCGTTGAACCTGTTGTTGGAACGTGAAGGGGCTCAGCGAGGCCGCCGCCGCATCGACTTGGGAGAATTCAATCGAGGCGGGCGCGGGCGGATAGCTTGGGATGGGAACGACGGTGCGTCCAAGGTAAGTGGTGGGCATTCAGGCACTCTTCGGGGCTTGACAGCAGCGGCGGATTCGCCCATACTCGATCCCATGAGCAGCTATCCCGGTGGAAAGGCGGGCGCGGGAGTGCCGCACAAGCTCATCAACCTCATGCCCCCGCATCCGGTGTTCTGCTCGCCGTTTCTGGGCAACTGCGCGGTGATGCGCTTGAAGCGGCCGGCGGCGTACAACATCGGCGTGGACCTGGACGCTGAGGTGATTGCCGCCTGGGTGACCAGCAGCGGCGGAAATGCCGGTTATCGATCGCGGTCCGGTGAAAACGCCGTCGGCGCCGGCGGAAACGGCGGATTGGCCGCTGGGGCCCGGGCCGAGCGTGGCAACCTGGTGGGCGCGGCGGATCTGCCGCGTGGTGATGGCGGCTACCGCGGCAAGCTGCTGGGCGCGGCGAATCTGCCGCCTTCGGCCGTCCCCGGCGAAATTGCCGCTTCGCACCGGCGCCGGACGGCGGATTTGCCGCTTGGATCCGATGGCGGCGGATTCACCGTCCGGTACCTCGGAGGCGGAAGCGCCGCTGGTCGACCGCGGTTCCGGTTCCTGCGCGGCGACGGCCTCACCTTCCTCGCCTCCTACCCGTTCCAGCCTGCGGACCTGGTTTATTGCGATCCGCCCTACCTGATGGAAACGCGCTCGGGCGGACGGCTGTACCGGCATGAAATGAGCGACGATCAGCACGCGGAGCTGCTCACCACCATCCTGGAGCTGCCCTGCCGGGTGATGATTTCGGGATATTGGTCCGAGATGTACGCCTCGAGGTTGCAGCGGTGGAACTGCATCACCTTCGAAGCGATGACTCGGGGCGGCATGGCTACGGAATGGCTCTGGTTCAACTTCCCGGAGCCCGTGGAACTCCACGACTACCGTTTCATCGGCGAGAATGCCCGAAAGCGACAGGACTTCAGGCGGCAGATCCGCAGTTGGACGGGGAAGCTCGAACGAATGGCGCCCCTCAAGAAACAGGCTTTGCTCGCCGCGATTGCCGCACACGGCGAATCCGCCGACAAAGGCCTCGATCAAGAGCGCGCCGTCGAAGAGGCACCTACGCATGTGCTGGTGTCCTTCTGAGCCGATCCGCCGAAACCTGTACCGACGTGCCCACCGCTGAATTGTGCGCCGCCGTGATGGCCGCTCTGACCCTCTGCTCGGTCTGCACCGGATCTGTGCCCCGTGCGTCGATGTTGTAGAGATGGGTGTCGCCCCCGCCGGACAGCATTCTTTGCGATTCCGCATTGCTCGATATGCGCCCGCTGGCACCCGAAAGAATCTCCGGGCCATTTTCCCCCACCATGTAGGCTTGGTTGGCCGATAGCGAGCCGCCGGCGGCCATGTAGGAGATGGAGCTGCTCACGCTTGGGGTGCTTCCCGATTCACCACCCCCGCCGCCCAGCAACGTCCCAAGAAATTCGATGGCTTTGGAGAAGAACCCCGGCGCGATGCGGCCCAGGCCGAGCGGGCCGTTGTTCTGATCCTGCGGACCGGGTGCAAGATCGCCGATTTTGCTGGAGCCCCAATCCCTCTGGCCGTTGGCGTCACGGACCCAGAGCGCCTTGTCCCTGCTGCTGCCATCCGGCTTGCCGGTGATCCCCAGTTTCTTGCCGACGGCCCCCAGGACGTTCGAAAGCCCGCTCTTGATCGAACTCTTCAGCATGTCCTGGCCGACTTCCTGGAACATCTTGCCGAAGTCGGTTTTCTGCCCGGTGATGAGTTTGGTGAACTGGTCGGAGACTTTATCGAGCGCCGAATTCAACGATTCGTAGATGATCTCCGCCGCGCTCTTGGCCTGTTGCTGCATCTCCAGGAAAAAGGCTCGCACGCCGTCCTTCGCGGTGCGTCCCGCCAGCGCCTGGTCAACGGCGACCTTCAACCGTTCGTTCTCGATGGCGAGTAGCGCGCGCTCCTGGTCGAGGGTCGGCTTGATGCCTTTCTCCAGGCTGTCCAGGATGTTCTGTTTCTCCTGGTCGAGCGTTTCGAGCAGATTCTTGTGGACGTTGATTCGGTCGTAGACCTTGGTGGTGACGTCCTTCTCGTGCTGAAGCTCATCGGCCCGCCGCGTTTCGTCGACCACTTGCGGCTTGTCTCCCGCGAACCGCATGGCGGCGTACTTGTTTTCGAGTTCCGCCTTACGAACGGCTTCCGCGCCGTCCTGCTGCGCCAGCGTCAACCTCTTGACCGCTTCGATGCGCTCATTCAACTTTGCCATCTCGCCGGCCGCTTGATTGGTGCGGGTAGCTGCGTAGAGGCCGAGTTCGGCTTGGATTTGCTTCTGGGTGGCGCCGGTCACTCCATCCTTAGCCAGCTTTTCCAGCCGGAATTGCAGAGTCGCCAGGCGCACGGCCTCCGCCCCCTGGATCTGCACTTTCGCCAGTAGGGCCTCCAGTTCAATCTGATCGTTCAGCCTGTCGGTTGCTCCGGTCGCTGTGGCCGTCGCCTTGGCGTCGTAGGCGGAACTAGCAAGTGCGCGCTGTGCCGCTGCTTCGGGGCTCTCTTTTTTCTCGGCGTATTTCCCGGCGAACGATTTCATCAGCTCCGATTCGATGTTCGCTTTCTTCACCGCTTCGTAGCCCTTGCCGATCGCCGCGGTGAGCATCTCCTGTGCCAAGACCTCATCCTTGATCCGCTTGGTCGTTTCGTCGAGCTTCGTATTCCACTCGATCTGGGTATCGAGTTTGGCTTTCGTAAGTTTGCGGCTGCCGATTTCGTCCTGCTGAGCCAGGTTGAGCTTGTTGAGCGGCTGCGCCCGATTGATCTCCTGGACTTTCTTGTCCGTCTCCGCCGTGGCCTTTGCGGTGGTCTGTGCCGCCTCTCCCTGGCCGATAACCGCGAGACGGGCTTTCGCTCCGGCGATTTCCGCGTCGAGGGCTTCCAGCGCGTTCCTAAGCGGGAGTCCGATCTTCCGGCCTTCCTCAGCGGCTTGGGCGACGGCGAGCTTGGCGTTCGAGCCCCGGCGCTCCGCCTCTTCGTCGATATCGTTCGACATGGCCCCAAGCACCGCGTGCCGACTATACGCCAGTTTCTTTTCGGAGGTTGCGTCCCATCCGGACGGCTGATCCACCAGCGCCATCTTCGGGCCTCCCATAACGCCCAGCGCGCCAGGTTCGCCCTCCTTCCCAGGCACGGACATCCAGACTTTTTTGGTCTCTTTCGCTTGTAGCTTTGCCAGGTCCGTTCGGGTTTGGGCGTCGGCTGCCGCTAACTGCTTTTTCAGATCCTCATCCTTGGATGCTTCAAGCGATGCCTGCTGTACCTTATTGCCGGACTTTCGCGCTGCGCGGATCTGATCGTCCCAACTAAGGGTCGAATTGTCGAACCCTTCTTTAAACTTTTTGAAGACCTTATCGCTGTCGCCGCCGCTAACCTCGCCGAACAACTGCCGGAACAAGCCGACTTTGTTCTCCTTCATCAGTTTGTCCAAGGCGTCAAGGCTCTTGCCGAGCGATGCACTCAGTTTGTCGGCGGAGACTACGGCTTCGTCGAGCGCGATCTTCACTGTGTTCTGGCGCTTCCCCTCCAGCTTCGCGATCTCGTTATTCACGCGGTCGATGGACAGACGCGCTTCATCGCCCTGCAACACCATCGGCGTAATCACCGCGCGGAAGGCGCTGTCGATCTTTGCCGGAGCCTCGCGAATCGACTTGAAGAAATCGTTGACCTTGGAGCCCAGCTCCACAATCATCGTGCCGAAGGCCAGTCCGCCAACTAGCGGGAAGATGGCGCTCAACGCCGGTCCCATATGCAAGGTGTTGGCGAGGAATCGCGCGATGGCCCGATTGTTGTTCGCGAAGTTGCCCTCAAGCTCCCGCAGCGCCGAGCTGGAGGCGATCATGCTCTGTTTCGAAGATTGTCCGAAGGACCCGATTTTCGCTTTCGCGACGTCCATGTCGCGGATGAAGTTGGCGGTGCCGGCCTCAATGCTGATCTGGATGACACCTACGCGCTTCGCCATTTTACACGCCGCCCTTCAATGTCTCGATCAACGATTCGCAGAACGCATCCAGCGCCGCATCGGCCTGCGTGTCGAACGCGGGTCGCATGAAGGGATACGCCGGCACTTGTCCCGTCACCGTGCCCTTTCTGCTCTTGCCACGACTGTTCACATACCTTCCGCCAGGCTTGACGATGCGGTGTCCGTATTCAACGAAGTTGGCGATGTACCCGAGCTTTCCGTACCCCACCGCCGCGATGCCGCCGCGAAACTGCGAATCGAGTTCGACCTGCGATACCAGCGCGGCCTTGAGGTCACCGCCCTGCACCATAAGGTCCTCCCCCTCGAACCCGAGACGTATGGGTGTTTTCAATTCGAGATAGGCTTCAAACACCTTGATCCCAGCATCCAAGGCTTTCAGGTAGCCTCGCGCCACAACGCTCTTGGGAGCTTCGGCGAGCATCTTCTGGACTTCCGCTATTCCGGTAACCTTGATGAGTTCGCCAGCCATGGAGAATGGTTATTCGGGGGCGGCGTCGCCATTCGGCGGGGCTTTCGGTGGGGCTTTCTCTTCTTCCGCCGCGCCCAGCACTTTGCCCAGCGCCTTCGTCACGGTCATGCTGTCGCGGCTCAATAGGTCTCCGGCCTCGGTGACCAGAACCTTCGGATGCTCCGTCTTCAAGCACGCATACAGCAGGCCGCGCAGTTGGACCGCGCTCATGTTCTGCATATCAGACACGGCCGACAGGAGGTTCACTCCAGTCACGGCCTCCGCATCGGCAATCTCGTTGAAATCGTAGACCAGCGTGTATAGCTGCGGATCATCGTCAAGTTCGAACGTCACTTTTTCCAGTTCCATAAAATCCTTTTGTTTGTTGGGATATCGCGCTACTCTTCAGGAAAGGAGAATCGCAATGCCAAAACGCTCGACACCGAAGCCTCCGGAGCCGCCGGACCCACCGAAGGCTTCCGGCAAGAAACCGAAGGCGAAGGCCAAACGCAAGACCGGTTAACCCGCGCGCCGCACTCGCCCCGCGTCCAAGAGTGCGGCGCCACCATCCTCGTCTTCCTCTCCCTTGGGCGCTTCGATCCCCACCACATCCAGCGAATTTGACGTAGGCGGTTTTGCCTCACCGGTGAACACGTAGCCTCCCATGAAGCCGATGGCGCGCTTCAGCGCCCTGCCATAAGGATCGAGGATCATTCGCTGTCACCGGCCCCTCTTCATCTGCCTCATCATGTATTCGCCGGTCAGGCCCTCAGCCGGCATCTCTGGCAATGGGTGGATCATGAACGACTCGGCGGTGCGCGGCTCCTTTGGCCGGCGGTATCCGTAGTTGGCCGTGGTTGATGCCAGGATGCCCACCAGCAGCTCTTCGCGCTGCATCCGGTCCATGCGCAACTTCTGGAGCGCGGCGGTCTGCCGTGGCGTCATGTCGAGCCACCGGTCTTCGGTCAGGCCCAGGCCATCCCGCGACGTGGCTTCCGCCCATGCGTCCAACCAGGCGAGCTTCCGGCTTTCCGGCTTTCCGGCTTTCTTGTTGCTGTCGGAGCCCGACGGCGCCATCGACGCCACCCACGCCTCCAGGACGGTCTGGCGGATCGTCCGCAGGCCGCGCGACGCGATCAGCGCTCCCACCTGGTCCAACGTGCAACTGGAGCCCGCCCGCTCCAGCGCTAGGTACAACAGAGCGCGCAGCAACCTTGCGCTTGGGTTCCCCAGGTTCGTCGCCAGCATATCGATGCCGGTCAACACCTCGCAATCGAGCAAGACCCGGTGCGTGAAGAGGATCGGCCAGCGTCGGCCGCCGACGGCGAATTCGACGCGCGGGACGAGCCGATCCGCAAGCGATGGAACCGCCGGCATGGGCGTGGATTACGCTACGGCTTCGGTGTAAGTCCCGGTCATCTGGATCGATGCCGAAAACTCGATACCCTTGTTGATCTCGAACGGGCCGGTCTCGTACTTGTTGATGAAGCCCACGCCGGTCAAGGTGTAGGTTTTCGTGCCAGACTGCATCGGTGCCGTCGCCTTGAACGCGAACACGGTCTGCGCTTGCGCGAGGGCCGTGATGGCGAGCTGGCTGGAGTCGCCGATGAAGTTGCCGCTGACATCGATGGTGCCTGGCTTAATCATCGCGGGGATCATCTCTTCCGTGTTCGACGGCGAGAGCAGATGGGTGGTTGGCACGTCCGGTACGCTGATGAGGTTCGGCTTGAAGCTCTTCAGCTCAGCCAACGCGTTGTAGCTCAGAGGGCTTGCGACGGTGCCAATGAGCAGTTGCGATTGGTAGCCCGTGGTGGCTTTGGACGCAACGGTAGTAGGGGGTGTAAACGGCATGGTGAATATCTCCTGTGTTCGGTGGTTGATGCTTTGGTTGGTGAGGGTTAGTTCTGGACGAACCAGATTTCGTATTCGAGCATCCGCCGGTAAGACCGGCTGGCGTCGTCAAAGAAGTCGATCAGATCGGACTGCAAACAGCTATCCACATAGGTGGCGTCGGGGTCGCCCAGCGTGCCGCGGAAGCCGTCCAGCACGCCGTCGATGGCTTGGGCGAGGTTGATCGCATCCGCCGCCGCGGCGCCATAGCAGTCGATCTGCCAGCGTCGCATCTTGGTGCCCTTAAAGCTGGTGAGCGTCGCGGAGGTCGGTTGAGAAACCGTCTTGTGCGTCCAGCTCGGCAGCGGATAATCCTTCGGCAGTTCGGCCAGGAATCCGCCGGTGGGCGCGATCGCGCGCACCGCTGCGTTTCCCTCGATCAGCCCGACCAGGCCCTGCTCGATCACTGGTTGCCTCGGCGTTGCGATACTGTGAACATATGGTTGCGGGCAGAATCTATTTGGTGACCAACATGGTCAACGGCAAGTATTACGTTGGCCAGACGACGAAGGAGATAAAAGAACGTTGGATGAATCACCTGTACCAGTCAAGGGCAGGATTACAATATGCTCTTCACGCCGCCATTCGGGAATATGGTGAACAGGCGTTCCTCGTAGAAGAACTGGTGCAGGCCGAGAGTACCAACCGACTCAATCTCCTGCAAACGGCGTGGATCATCGCAACCAAATCGTATACGCAGCCCCTTGGATACAACCAGACGTTGGGAGGCAAGAGGCACGAACAAACTGAAGGCTCGCGCCGGAAGATCAGCGCCGCGCTGAAAGGGCGAGTCTTTACCGATGCGCACCGCGCCAAACTCAGCGCTGCAAATCGGGGTCGCCATCTGTCCGACGAATGGCGGGCTAAACTCGCCGAATCCCACACAGGGAAACGCTTGCCTCCGTTCACCGCCGCGCATCGTCTCCATATAAGTAACGCAGCGAAGGGCCGAAAACTGACCGCGGAAGGGCTGGAATCCCTAAGAGAATCGCGTAGGCGACCGGAGTTCCGTGCAAAAATCAGCGCAGCCCGTTCAGGAAAACCTCTAAGCGAGGAGCACCGTGCTGCTATAAGCGCCGCCAATAAGGGCAGAGAGGTTACCCTTGAGCATCGGGAAGCTTTGAGTAAAGCCTTGAGCAAAGCTTGGCAGGAAGGACCATGTAGGGCCGCGCCGAGGAACTCCAAAGGTAGGTTTTGCGCACCGCCTGAAGATGTCATAAGTTAGACCCGAGCGCAATACAGTTGAGCACTAAAATCAGGTTCATTTCCAATAGGTTCTCAATCGACTGGATGAGGAAGCGGCTGCCGCTTTCGGTTTCCACCTGCATGTCCGGCGTGATGCCTGGCTGGAACCACATCTTGACCGTTAGGAATATCTGAGTGGTGGCCTGCCCACTACGAATCACGTCCGTGCCCCTTACCGGCTCAATGGATGCCATGGTGGGCGCCGCCGGTGGCGCGGCGGTCACCAGGGACGGATCGACGGTTGTCCCCGACACGTCGCCGCCCAGGGAACTCATCTTCCAAATCTTGATCGGGTGGCGCAACGTCCCCGGATCGAGCGTGGGCCATCCCGTCACTTGGCCCTCGGTACGGCCCCATAGGAGAGGCAGGACGTCACGGCGTAGGGGAACTCATCGACTTTGGTCCCGAGCGGGATGCGGTTGCTGAACCACATCGAAATCAGAAGCTTCATCCCAACCTTGACCCGCGCCCCCGCATCGGCCCAGAATGCCGCGCCTGGTGCGATGCCGGCAGTAAAGCGGATCAGGATGGCTCCCGTGGGCGGAGGCGTGAAGATGGGCCAGGTCTTGCCGTAGGGCGGTGCCAGAATCCCTGGTTTCTTGGCGAGGTCCACCACATAATCGGTGTTTGCCACCATGGGGTGGATCGTCCCGGTTGCATCGGTGAATTGCGCCAGATCGACGGAAACCAGGTGAGGCCTCAGCTCGATCCTCCAGCCGGGCCAGTAATCGAAGGCGATGTCCCACTGTTTCCGCACCAGGTCGCGGTTTTGCAGGATCTCCGCCTGTTCGCGCGCCGCCGAAATGAACATCAGCAACGTGGCCGCTTGCGCTTGAGCCATGCTGTCCGGCAGTTGCAAATAGCTCTGCACGTCCGGAAGCGACAACGGCTCCACGAACGATTGAGGCGGCGATGTCTCAGTCAGTTCCAGGCTGCCGTACGACACCAGGCCGCCATAGATTCCGAGATTGCCGTACGGGCCGTAACTGACTCCGCCGAAGGGGGGATACATATTTGTCCTTTATGCCGCTGCCGGCGCCGTGATGACGTTGAACAGGTCCAAGCCGATGAAGCGCTGCGCCCCGTGCTCCAACCACAATCTCCGCGCTTCGGTTTCCTGCCACGGTGGCGCTGAGAGGCTCAGATACGCCATGAGGTCTCGATACGGCTCCCACCACGTCGCCGGCGCAACCGCATAGGCCCAATGGCACGCAAACTGGGTTCCGTTGGACGCCGATTCGCGAATCGCGTAGTTGTAGTAGGCGTCGATTTCCCGCGCGGGCTTGGACGGCCACCGGAGCCGCTCCGTCATTTTGTAGAGCGCGTGCTTGGCGATCAGCCGCCGCTCATCCGCGCCCCACAGGTGCATCACGCCGCCCAGTCCTTGACGCACGGGCTCGTAGGACACGTTCGCGACTCCGAAGGGTTCCCGGTGGTGAAACTGATCTCCCTGCCAATTCGCGCGGCCGTCGTCTTTGAACGCCAGGCTGAACATCCGGTTTCCCCAAACTCCGTTCGAGTGGTATCGGGACAGAGATCCGCGCAGGTTGTAGCCCGGCAGCCGGAGGATGTAACCGGGCGAGAGCCTCTCCACGTGCTCCCGGATCGAGGCCAGTAGGTTGCCGGCGAGCAACTCGTCGGCATCCACGATGGCGATGTGCGTAGCACCCCGCTGCCGCGCGTCTGCGAGCAGGTGTTGCCGATGCGCCATTTCGTTCCATTCGGGCGCTTGTTCGAAGCTCACCCAGCAGCGGCCGGGGAACTCGCACGTCAGGCCGGAGGCGATGGCCGCGGTCCTATCCTCGCTGGCATGAATCAAAATCATCAGTTCGTCGCACCACATGAGCGCGGCCCGTGCCGACAGTCCGAGTACCCAGTCCTCGTTGCGGACGGGCATGATGGCGATGAGCTTCAATCGGACAGCCTTCGGTTTCGCAGTAGCAGGTTGGCGTTCGCCGGCCATTCGGCCACCAGTTCC